CGACATAGCGGTCGAGCCGGAAGACACGCATTCCGCCTTCGGGCGGGAGGTAGAGAAGGACGTTCCCCCCTACGATCAGGTGCTTGAAAGCCTCGAACGAGGGGACACGAAGAGCCGACGCCTCAACCTCGGTCATAATGGTGCGCTCGACCTGGCCTAGCGCCTCTTCGACCTTCGCTCGCATTCCCTCCTGCTGCGTGAGTTCTTCGAGGGTGAAGTCGTCAATCAGCAGGCGGAAGAACGGAGAGTTCGGAGGAAGCAGTGCTAGCAGCAGTTTGGAGGCTAGGTTGTTAACGCCTCGTGCGCCAATACCCTGGTAGGGCGTATGGAACTTCGAGTGACCAGTGTGACCGGCAGGAGGGATGAGGGACGGGATGGTGAGTTTCGCCGCGTCACGCGCCCGCTGGAGGAAGGGTTCCCGATCTTTCTCCAGTTGCGAGTAACGGGCGGCGGCAGTCTTTGCCATCCGTTACTCCTGGGGTGTTATGCGCGTGGAATGTTCAATCCGGTGGAGTCACCAGTGTTTCCGGCGTTAAGGCGGATGCGCAGCGCATTGCGACCCTTGCGGCGAGCCTTCAACTCGGCATCGCTGCGAAGGTTCTCATCGCGTATGACATCGCCCTGAGCCTGGGAGGCCGCTTCGGCTGGGGGCGGTGGTGGGGTAGCGGCTGGGGTCTGTGCTGTAACTTTCGGTGCCTTACACATCACAGGGGCCTTTTCAGTATGTTTTCGTTCTGCTCATCGAACTTCGCCTTAAGGAAACGCACCACGGAGCACTGGCCCGCCTTGAACCAGACCTCACGGTCGGACCATCGAAGGTCTGGAGAGCGGTCAGGGAAATGTTCCTGGAGAGCTTCGAGAAGTTCTAGGGAGACATATGGAAAAGGTTGATCTTGCATTGGATCATGCCTCCTATTGTGGGGGGTAATCACAATCCGAACCCGAGACCGATCTCTCCGTCGAAACCCATCACTATGCCGGGCATTATTTCGATGCCTGGCTTGCCCCTATAGGTCATGCCGAGGCCGGAGCGATGGGATTCCTCCTGAGGTTTCTCTTCGGCCTGCGGCACAGGTACAGGCGCTGCTGGTTTCTCACAGGCGGTGAGAGTCAGGCAGGCAGCGAGGGCCGCTACCAGCAAGGCGATCTTGTTCATGTGGGGGTTCCTCTAGAAGCGGGTGATGTGGTCGAGAATTTGGCGTTCTAGGTCTTCAATCGTGCCATCGTTGATGAGCGCCACATTGAACGAGTGGTTCGAGAGAAGACCTTCGGAGGGATGGTCGGAAACCGGAATGGGAACCCGTGGGTTGTAGATGCACCAGCACTCGCCACCCATCTGCTTCACCATGTCGTACTCGTTGGGGAAACGCATGTCGTCCATGACCACACGCTCCCCTCGGTCGAGAAGGTTGCGGACCTTACGACCCGCCACGGTGGTCCAGATGTTCGGGTCGAGCTTCCGACGCCCCAGGTCCGTACCGACCACCTGTTGAATGTATCGGCTGGTCAGGTGATCGAACCCGTAGGCAGCAAGGCTCTCTTCCTTGCGGTGCCCGTCGAGGAAGTCATCGATCTCATCCTTGGGAACGCCGATTTCCAGGAGGAAGGTGGCCGTGATGGTCTTCACCGGGGCTGCGAACTTTACGATCTTGTAGCCCAGGCCCTCAGTCAGGAACCGAGTGGCTGTGGTCTTTCCCATCTGCGGCGCGGGGGAATAGAAGGCGATCAACGCCGGGGTGTTGGTTGCCATAGACGAGGTTCTTTCTTCTTGAAGTCATAGTCCGAGGCCCGAAGGATGCGGGCCACACGGGCCTGCTGGAGAGCATCAGCTTCGGAGAGACCCGCCTCCTCGTAGACCTCAACCACCCGGCTCCAGGCACCAGCAGGGTCGAAGAGCTTGGGCCGGTCGGAGGTGTCCGAGAAAGGTTCGAGGATGGCTTGAGCCTTCTTCGATCCAATGCCGGGACAGCCTGAGTAGCCGTCTGTTACGTCACCCGTGAGGGTCTGGAAGAGATGCCAGTAGTCGGCTTCCGTCTCGGTGATCTCCACCACCCCGCTATCGGCATCGCGATAGTAGAGGCCGGGGACGGTCTTCATGTCCTTGTCGATGGACACGATGATCTTCTCACCTTTGATGCCCGGCCACGTAGCCAGGATGCCCATCACGTCATCCCCCTCCAGCATCGGCTTGAGGTAGGCACCACGCTCGGCAATGAGCCATTCACGGATGGATTTCAGGACGAGCGGTTTCTTCACGCTCGCCCGGTTGCTCTTGTACGAAGGAAGGACGGTCTTGCGGAAGTTGCCGTCACTATCGGTCAGGCAGAGCTTGTGGTCATCGGCATCGAGAGCTTCGCGTAGACGCTCGATCTCGGCGTCGATTGCGTCCTTCACCGCGAACTCGTCGCAGTGCCAGGTCCAGTACCCAGGCTCCCACTCGACCGCCTGCTCGATCTTCGCGGCCATCTTGTAGGCCAGCACGTCTGCGTCGATCAGGAGAACACGGCTCATCACTCGGTCTCCCCCCGCAGCAGGAAGAGATGCTGGAGGCCGCTGGGCGTGATATGCCACGTGCGCCCGTAGAGGCCGGTGGCAATGCGGGTCGTGATGAACCCGTCACTTGCCGCCATGGCGATGAGGTCTGCGTTCTCGCGGGCGAAGTCACTCTTCGTCGTGAAGGGTGCATTCCAGGCTCGGCTGAGAATGTCAGTGAGTGTCTTTCCAGTTGTTGCCAACTTTGTATTCTCCGTCGATTGGACAGCGGAACTTGAAGTGCTCACCCGCCCGGCGCATGGCCTCGACCACGACTTGGCCGACCTCATCCGCGATGGTTTCCCGGCAATCGATCTGCATCTCGTCGTGGACGTGAGCCACGAGCGCGTAGTCGGGTCCGAAGCGGTATCCACGGGTGGATAGCTCTTCGTAAGTAAAGACGGTCGCCTGCTTGGCGATGAGCGCCCCAGCGGATTGCAGGAGCGTATTGAGAGCCGCATGAGCGGAACGAATGTGGAGTTTGCGTCCGTCGAGGCCGATGAGGTAGCCACGGCCTGCGGCCTTGGTCACGGCATCCTTGAGCTTCGCCAGCGCCGGGGTCTTGTCGAGGAACGTCTTCTTGAGCCGCTTCCCCACCCTCCGAAGGTCATCCTCGGTCGGCGTCTGGTTGCCCTTGAAGTACCTCTTGAAGACGCTATCACCCAGCCCGTCCCGGACTTCGCGCATGGCGATGTCGAGGATGATCGAGCCGATCTTCACGTCACCGGCACCATAGAGGAAGCCGTAGATGAAGGTCTTGGCACCGTTACGGAACAACTTGTGGAGCGGGTAGTTGTCCTCATCCCGGACGGTTCCGGCAGGTACAAGACCAAGGGCAATGACGTTCGCCCAATGCACGTCCCCGGTCAGGAGAATGCGACCATACTCGCCATCATCATAGCGGGCCATGAAGTGAGCGAGGCACCGGAGTTCGAGGCCGGAAAGGTCCGCACCTACAAGTTTACGTCCTGGTAGGACGCAGAAGAGTTCCCGGCACTCCGCACCATAGGGAGCACCTACGCCTGGGACCTGAGCGACGTTCGGATTGCTGTGAGTACAGCGCCCGGTTACGGCACCGTTCGTGTTGACGCTACCGTGGATGCGCCCCTTGCGCACAAGCCGGAGCCACGCCTGATCGCCTTCGGCCAACTGTCCGATGCGCTTCTCGACCAGGAAGTGTTCGGCTAGGAGCTTGGCTTCCGGGTACGGCAGCTTGGACAGGATGGTTTCATCAATCTTGGGCTGACCGTTCGGCGTGAACTCTTCCGGCTCCCAGCCCATCGCCTTGAGGCGCTGGCCGATCATCTGCCGGGAGGATGGATTGAACTCTACCACCCGGCGCTTGGTGAACGGGACGCCCTTGACGTATCCCATCTTCCGGTTGTTAACCTTCGGAATGAAGACCTCTTCGACCGTCTGTGGGGGGAACGCCTCCTGTAGCTCCTTGGCGATCTCCAAGCGGCGCTTGATGAGCTTGTTGTAGAGGGCGACTGCCTTCTCTTCATCGAAGCAGAAACCGTAGCGCTCCTGCATGGCGATGATCGTGGCGAAGTCGTGTTCGAGCTTGAGGGCCTGGGGGGAGTAATTCTTCTTCTCGATGGCCTCCAGGAGCTTGACCGTGACCACCACGTCCTGTTCGCAGTAGTCCTGCATCTCCTGGTTCCATTCGGCCCAGGGGTCCAGGCCCTTCTCGGCCATTTCCTTGGCGTAGTCGCCCTTCCATTC